ACGGCTACAGCTACAGCTATGGCAACGGCTACGGCGACGGCTACGGCGACGGCCACAGCTACGGCTACGGCAACGGCGACGGCCACGGCCACGGCAACGGTGACGGTGACGGTGACGGCGACGGCCACGGCGACGGCCACGGCAACGGCTACGGCTACGGCATCGGCTACGGCAACGGCTACGGCAACGGCTACGGCTACGGCATCGGCGACGGCATCGGCTACGGCTACGGCACTGTAAATACGAAACTTTAATTTAACTGGAGAACTTTATGAGCAACGCGATCAATATTAACGGCATTGACTACATCCCCGCGACCGAGGCGGCTCCGCGCATTACCGGCTCAAGAGCCGTGATCGTGGTAGATCGAGGCTGGATTTTTGCAGGAGATGTAACCCGCGAGGGCGGTCGCATCAAATTGACAAATGCGGTATGGGTCTTCCGCTGGGAATCCGTTGGCTTTGATGGGGTTATTGCAAACCCGAAAGACAAAAAAGTCACTATCAAGCCTATGCCGAACGGCGTTGACCTACCGCAAGGCTCCGAGGTTTTTTGCGTGCCGGTACTTGATGGCTGGGGGCTGTAATGACAGGATTTGACAGCAAGCGCCAGATGGCGCAAGACAAAGAAGCATTGAGGCTGGCGCTTGAGGCGCTGGAAAGCGGAGTAAAAACTACAGCCAATCGAATATCGTGGACTGAATACGATGCCTGCTTGATGTCTGATGCCCTCAATGCCATGAAAGAAGCCCTAGCCCAGAAGCAAGAACCCCGCAATTTTTGCTCCCGCTGCGGTAAGCGCACGGCTGACTTGACTGTGATACACACCTGCACGCCACCTGAAGGGGGATTTCAATGACCGAACGAGACAAAGAGCTTGCAATGGCGCGTGAGGCGTTCATTGCTAGAGGGTTTTGGCCTAATGAAGTAATGTGGGCCTGTTGGCGTGATGCGTGGCTTGCTGGGTCAGCGATAGAGCGTGAGGCTTGTGCGAAGGTTTGTGAGCAATTCCAAAAAGATTATGTTTACACAGCAGACCTTGCTGGCGCTGTTGCTGCAATCAAGCATCGCATGGCTGACGCAATCCGAGCAAGGGGTAACACATGACCGGATATTGTCCTATTTGTATGCGCCCATACCCCGATTGTAAATGCGCCAGTTGGTCGGCAATTCGAGCAAGGGGAAACACATGAAATGGATGAAATGGAAATATACCCGCCCAAAGTTTGCCGGACGAGCAGCATTTAAGACGTTGCTCAAGCGCAAGGGTTTCAAAGTAGGGCGTGATTTCTATGGTGGTGGCTGCTGTATTGCAAAGAAGGCTGGACGATTATGGCGCTTCCGTTTTCATGCTGGCGTGCTTGATATGTCCTGCAAGTTGGAGGAATTTGACCGGTGGGCAAACTCCACCGAGATGACGTTCTCTTTAGAAGATTTCAAAGCAAGGGCTACCAAATGACCGAACAACGTTACCTAGCCGGTGGTCAAGAGTTTTTTTATCCCCATGTAGGCGACCCTAAGCCACCCGAAAACACCAAACTACTGTTGCTCACCACGGGTGGCATCTGCACCACGGGGGTTTGGAACAACAATTGGTGCTTGGGTTGGCTACCGCTGCCAAAAAGAAATATGAAGAAAGAGGAAATGTGAGAAAGTCAAATCAACCCGTGATACGTTCTGCGTTAAGAATGTGCAATGACGGGCTTACCGTGTCCCAATTAGCTAACTCAACTGGATTAGACGTAGGTGGTATTAACCGATCACTCAAATGTATGCCAGATGCTTACATTGACCGTTGGGAAATCCGAAAGCGTGGACGACCTTTAAGCGCCGTATGGTGTGTAGTAATTCCACCTGAAAATTGCCCCAAGCCAACCTTAAAATGAATACTGAAAAAAATATGACTGATTTGGAAAAATCTCTCTACGAAGATTTTGATAAAGAATACAAAAAAATGCACCTAGAAAAACAATTACCTAGCAACTATCAAGTTGGAAATGATCATTACACAACCAAAGTTATCCAGCCTTGGACAGCAATGGAATCATGGATGAGTTCAGAAGAGTTTGAAGGGTTTTTGCGTGGAAATGTAATCAAGTACATTGCACGATACAAAGACAAAGATGGCATTAAGGACGTTCTTAAAGCCAAACATTACCTTGAAAAACTATTGGAATGCTTAGAAACAAGGAAACAAGATGCCGCTTAAACGTGATCTACCAAACTTTGCAGCCTGGAGTAACAAAAATCTTGCAGACTTTGCTACCGAGGCTTACTTAAAAATGATGGAACAAGAGGATGAACTTCAGGTAATCAAACTCAAGCTGCTTGACTTGAAGCAATTGATTGAACAGAAGACACCCGATTAGACCAACCTTTACCGAAAGTAGAGAAAGTAGGAAGGCTCTCAAGAAATTGGAGCCTTTTGTCGTTGTACTTGGCAATAAGATCAGAAGTCTTAAAAGCGTCTATAGCCTTCAAAGTGGCTGGACCTATAGAACCATCAGCCGTGACTCCTGCGACCTCCTGTAGCCACTTTGCAGCCCTTCCTGGCCCACTATTGATTGCGGCATCAAATACAGCGTAGTCCAAACCCGCTGGAAGTAAATCACCAGACACTTTGTCCCAATATTTACGCTTGTACAGAGGCTTCACATCAGCCGGTGTCAGATTCCGCATATCTGCTTCTGACACGGGATGACCAACAAATTCTTCCCATGTTGTTTTTGTGCAACCTAAATTGGTCATACCCCCTGGGTCTTTAGGGTTATTGCTGAATCCTCCCTCGGAGGAGAGAACGTGAGAAAGACATGTGTCAAAGTTCGTAATCATGGTGTTGTAAGATGGTTTTGCGGTATTCCACCGCCTAATTTTTGGAGAATTTTATGTTGTTTACTGTTACTGTTGAAATGCCTGAAAACGGTTATTTTGAGTTTTGCACCGAGTCCTTGTTTCAACTTGCTGAGATTGCTCAAATGCTTGGTAATGTTGATGTTGTGGAAGAGCATGAAGATTCTGAAGATGAAGAATTCATTGATATTCCAGAAGAAATTGCTCAGTACTTTGAAGACGGCGAAGAGTATACCTACGACGACAATGCAGAATGCTGGTGCTGGTACGATGAAGAGCATGAGGCTTGGTATTGGCTCGATATTGAAACCGGTGAGTGGATTCTGGTAGAAGACGCTGAAGGCTATGAAGTGGAAGAAGATAACTTGGCATAACCATGTTATTTGCAAATAGGGGCATATCTCAAAAGGATATGTTCCTATTTAAAGTCCACTTACATCAATCACTTCCCCGCGAAATTCAACTTGCCCATCTTCCCATTTGTGGACTAATTCGGGCCAAAGCAACTTGCCATCTTTAAACGTTAGTACGGCAAAGCCGGACCTGTGGTTTAACGGATTACCTTCCGAGTAAGCAAATTGAGGTCCATAAGGTTCTGCAAGTGTGCCTGTGTCCACTCCAAACCTGTTCCCCGAATAATCCGCATAAGGGGTTGTTTTAAGGGAATGAAGATGCCCCGTCACAATGCTCTTACCAGCACCAACCGTGTTATTGTGAGTAGCATGTACGCCACCTTTATAACGGTGCTTGACAACAACATCATCTGTCACCCAAGTCAACATACAAAAAGACCACTCAGGAAAGTGGTCGGAGAGTTTGAAACCAGGGGTTTGAACATATTGGGGAGCGTTAGAAGCAAGACGAGCCTCAAACCTCGCATCGTGATTACCCATTGTAAACATTAGCTTTACATTGTGCCGTGCTTTCTTGGCGGCTTCTTCTATCTCGCCTAATGCTGCCTTGCAAGCATTTAATTCGTCAATAACACTCGGAACACGCTCCCATCCCAGAGGTGGATGGCGAGAGATAGATGCACCGTCAAAAGCGTCACCATTGCAAATAATTGCTTTCGGTTGTAACTTTTCAATTGCCCACAATAAGCCCTGAAAAGCAGTAGTCCGTATACCAGGCCAAAAGTGAGCGTCAGAAAAAACAATAACAGTTCCATTTTCAATTCCTAGTTCAGACTTTGGACGAAC